AAGATTCAACGACTTCATCAGCCGTGGTATACGGCATCGTGCCAATCAGCCGAAGATTCTGTGCATTGCTATCCACATCGACGAGCGTGAGCGCGCCTTCTGTCCCACTTGCCGGATTGCTGTATACCCCTGTTTCAATCCCTCCATAGGCAAAGACAAACGCAGCCTTGGAATTCGCTGGAGCGGTGTTGGCAAAATCCAGCACGACCTGTACGAGGGATTCGAGAAATAAGTTCGAGGTATTATCAACCACAGCACTCTGCCAACCTGCCGTAGCAGAATTGGCCAGCGAATGCAGATTTGTGACCGTCATGGTCTGCACGGCTTGCAAGGCAATCTTGACGTCACTGTTCCACGCGACGCCGTACTGCGCATGGACGCCTGGCGGGGCAATGCGTCCAAAGGTGAGTGAATGCTCGAGATGACGGTCGGCGAAACCTTGTGCAGACGCAAGACGCTGTCGAATCTCCACAGGTAAGGCGTGAGAGATCCCACACGACATGCAGGAGATGATCTCAGTATTAGGATTGACAAACATTAGTCAGCCTCCTCAAATGGCATATCATGGCCCAATAACTTCCTCGAGCGATATTTGATGCTCCGCCATCGTATATTTGTTCCGCCGCCACTTGTTATCTCCAGTGGGCCGGACGACGAAGGCCTGTGCAGGATCTTGCGTGGTCAGCAGAAGGGCGCAGATATCATTCTCACGGATCTGCCGATCGATATCCTTCCACGCGAGCAATTGATCCGCGTACCCTGGCGTGAACTGATCGATCGTCGCAATCCTGGAAAACGTAAATCGCGCCATCGGTTCGCCCATGATGAGCCGTTGCCGCCAACCCTGGTGCGGTGGAATCATATCCACGAGCGGTTCCACCGTCTCAGCATCGTAGTCAAAGCGGAATTGTCGCGGGATACGGAGTTCATCGCCTGCCCACACTCCTCCAAGAAGGTATCCAGTACTCCCATCCGTAGTCGATTGGCTCGGGATAGAAATACGCATGTACTGATAGCTGAATCCGACCACTCGCATGCCCCATTGATAGCGATAATTCCACGGGTTCCGGCTGATCGTAATGGCTTGATCAAACGCCGGGGCTCCCCAGGAATCGGATGGATGACCCTGAATATTCGCTGTCGTAAAATTTGTCCTGACTAGAACTAGCAACTTGACAGACTTCGTGCTGCCGAAGTTGATCACGATATTCTGCACACCCAGCGCACCCGTTCGCCACGGAAGGAACGGACGCCCTGGAGATCGTATATAGTCTGCCGTCGCACTACCATTGGGATCAGTCGTGGTAATCGCAGCCGTCGCTACGTAATTGAGCAACGACAGATACGTCGGGTAGCTTCTCATTTGCCTACTCGCTGCGCAATGACATGTCCCAAGCGCCCAGTACGAATGCTCGACTCGACTTCCTTGACGACTGACTTGCCTACTTCGATAGGATCCGAGGTTCCGGTCACGACAATGGCCCCAGGGGAAATCATAAGTGTAATCCCTCCGCCCCCACCGCCACTCTGCCGTATGGATGCGGCCACAGCCGGAGGCAAGACCATTTCACCTTCGTGAAGTCGATACAGGCCCCCTGCGGTATACCATGCACCGTGCTGAGCGCTCGGGGCTTCCGGTGGTGGTGGTTCAAATCCAAGCGCAATGAACCGCGCACGCACTAACGCGAGAAGTTCTGCCATGTCTTCAGCCATCGCGGTCGTATTGTGTGCGGTCAGATCGGCAATCGTATTACCGATCCCAAGAATTTCACCTAAGACATCAGTGATTTCTGCTGCCTGCGCGTGGAGAGACACTCCGACGGCTTCAAGTGCGGCAATGGTTGTATTAAAGATGGCTTGAAACGCAGCATCCGCAGCTGCACGGGTCGCTGCTGCTGTCGCAGCATTGGCTCGAGCTTGATCGTCTATGATGACCTGGACAGCGGTAAGGGTGGCAATGGTGGACGTAAAGACAGCCAGGAACGCAGCATCCGCCGCCGCGCGGGTTGCTGCTGCTGCCGCCGCTGCCGCCGCTGCCTGTTCATCTATGATAGCCTGGACAGCCGTAAGGGTTGCGATGGTGTCATCAAAGATTTTTGTGAATTCCGGTGAGGGCTTGTACGTAGCATTGGCAAGTGCTGCGGCTAACTCGATGCGTTGCTGTTCTGCCAGTGCTTTGAGATCTGCGGTGTGTTTCGCTGTCAGCGCTGCAAGCGCATTCCCGTCTGCAAGCAAACTTGCGAGATCAGCTTCCTTGTCGACGCGAGCTTTGACTGCCTCAAGGTCTTTGATTGTTTGATCAAATATTGCGCGAAATGCTGTCGACGGTCGCGTATATAAATCGGCGGCTTTCTGCAACATGGCGTCAACAGCAGCCTGGACAGCCTGGGCATTTTTCGCGGTAGGATCGGCATTGAACGCAGCCAGCGCATCTTCATAGGTTTGCTGTGCAAGCTGAAACTGATCGGACGGATTCGTCGAACCAAAATTAGATAGCTTCAATCCAAGAATCTGTTTCTCGAGAGCTTCACTGACTTGCTTTAATTCTTGGATCGATGAGAGAATTTTCTGGATACGTTCCCGTTCGAGATCATATTTTGCATTGATCCGTTCCCGTTCAGCATCGTATCGATTATTAATGAGGGTTTCTTCGTCCTGCCCCATGGCCTTTTTCAGAGCCTGTTCATCAGCCCAGCGCTTCTTGTCTGCCGCACTGGCCGCCGCAAGATATGACGATGCTGCAGCTTGAATAGCTTGTGCACTCTGAGGGGTTTGTACCTGCATGCCTTCTCCGGGTCCGCCAAAGAAGGCTCCCTTTGCCACATCAAATGCTGCCTGCGCAGATGCAAGTGCTTGCGTGTCACTCGGCGGAAAATATGTTTGCTGTAATGCGGAGATCTGCTCTGCGATAGATGCGCTGGCAGCTTGAAATTCCTCAGCAGCTTGATCCAGCGCGTCCGCAGCTTTATAGGCTGCCTGCCGAATGGCATCCGCTGCCGCAAGATATGCTGAGGCCGATGCTTGGATAGCCTGCGCATTTTCTATGGTTTGGGCCTGCATACCCTCCCCAGGCCCACCAAAGAACGCTTGTCGAGCTTGGTTGAAGTCATCCTGCGTTGACGCAAGCGCCTCTTCTGCGCTAGGTGGAAAGTAGGCTTGTTGCAATTCAGCAATCTGGTCTGCAATGGATTCGCTGACGGCTCTGAGGTCCTCAGCAAGTTGATCAAGAGCATCAGCGGTATTGTACGCGGCTTGTCGTATATCATCCGCTGCCGCAAGGTAGGCTGCTGCCGCTGCCTGGATAGCTTGCGCGTTTTCTGGGGTAGGAGTTCCGCCTGGTCCGACAGTAAAACCAGGAATAATGGGACCGAACCGTGTGATACCGATACCGGGTGTCAGTATCTCGCTTGTTGGCGGTGGCGTGGCGGGACCAAAACCCAAAGACGCAATCGTCGATGGCTTCGTCGCTCCACCAAAAAAGTCCTTGACTGCGCTGCTAAAAATCTTCTGTGCATCAAAGAGGGTTGCTTGCCGCTTCGTTGCAGCTTCAGGACTACTTGGATCGAGAGGGAAATACTGTTCTTGGAGTGCAGCAATCTGATCATCTACGGCCTTGGCAACCTTCACGAAATTAGCCGCAAGCTCATCTAACGCCCCAGCAAATTGTTTGACGAGCTTGATTTCATCGTCATAGCGCGCTTGGATGAGGTCTCTGATTTGTACGGTGTATTCCAGGACTTTCCCTGGGTTTGTTTCCGTCTCTAGCAGTCCGGTGATTCTCGCTTGCTCGTCAGCGTTATCTTGAATGAGTTGATCGAGAACAGTACGAAAATCCTTGGCTTGCGTCCTCAAATGGTCAGTTAATTTTATAGGTGGCGTTGGTCCTGTTCCGGCAAAGATATCCGCGATGGCTTGGTTGATCGCGGTACTCAGCGTCTTGATATTCGTAATTTGATTCAGGATCGTCGTCACGACGGCTTGATTTGCCGGCGTGATAAGA